ACAACATATTAACCAAAAAAGAAAGAGGCAAGATTGTTGAGATTCCAACATCCATAGCCTCTTTTGTGCTCTTTAAGTGTCAAACTCGAGACTATTTTTTTCCACAAAAATAACGCCCCTGTTACAATCTGGAGCGTTACCAATCTTCCTTATCACACAACCTTAAACATTTTCTGCGACATCGGTTTCTCATTTTTCTTTTCTATTTCAGCTTGCACCTTTTTAACTCTTCCATCTTACTAAGTTCTTCCTCTGCATCATCAAAACCGATGTGGATGTAAATATTCATCGTTACTGAAATATCTGAGTGCCCCACCAGGTATTGCAGTGTCTTTTGATTCATTCTCGCTTTTACCATGTTGCTACAGTAAATGTCACGGCAAACATGGAGAATAATGTTCTGAATCACACTGTTATTTCAATCTCATTCATTTATCGTAATCTCCACCCCGGACTTGAATTCCACCACAAAGTGGTCATCATACACCGTGATTTTTTCAATCATCTGTCTGACCATGGTTTCGCTGTACTCCGTGACCTCTTCCGGCTCATCCTGAAGGAAGGTGACCATCTCAGCCATTCGCTGGCGAATGCCGTCCTTGTTGGCTTCCTGCAAAAGCAGCTCTTCCTTTTCTTCCCGAAGTTCATCGATGGAATCCGCAAGGTCATCGTAGTTCTGTTTAGCATTCGCCCGTTTCAAAAGTTCCTGCTGAAGTTCCAAAAGGCGAGCATCAATCTCGGATACCGCGTTGCTGTTGCTGTCACCAATGCATCTTTCGATGCTTGCCTGTAAGGCAGGAATAAAGGAGGCACTGCTGCGGATTAGTTCGTTCACCGCTTTGACAACCACCTCATGCAGAAGTTCTTCTCTTACCGTTCTTGCAGGGCAGGACGGGCGATCTTTTTCTACCCGGCTGAGGCATCTCCAAACAGTAGACTTGCAGCCGCGGTTGTTCCAATTGATTCTGCGGAAGATGTCGTTGCAGTGTGCGCAATAGACAATGCTTGAAAGAGCGTATCGGCTGCTGTAAATCCTGCGTTTCTGATCGAGTCCGCATTCCATGTGCGCCCTGCGGTACATCTCTTCCCGAACCTTCATGAATTTCTCCCTGGGAATAATTGCCGGATGGCTGTTTTCCACATAGTACTGCGGAACGATGCCGTTGTTGGCTACTCGCTTTTTGTTGAGAAAATCTACCGTGTAAGTCTTCTGAAGAAGCGCATCTCCGATGTATTTTTCATTGGTAAGAATTTTTTTCAACGTACTCTGAAGCCAGTAATCACTTCCGGCGGCAGTCTTAATTCCATCCGCTTCCAACCCCTGTCCAATCTGGAACAGGCTTGCACCTTCCAGGTACTCTCGGTAGATTCTCATGACAATCTCCGCTTCTTCCGGAACGATGACCAGATTGCCTTCCTCATCCTTAGTGTACCCAAGGAATCGATTGTGGTTGACCTGTACCTTTCCAGCCTGGTAGCGGAACTGCAATCCCAGTTTAACATTCTGGGAAAGGGACTGACTTTCCTGCTGTGCAAGGGATGCCATGATGGTCAGAAGGACTTCGCCTTTTGCATCCATCGTGTTAATGTTTTCTTTTTCAAAATAAACTGAAATGTTCTTTTCCTTCAGTTTTCGAATGTACCGCAGGCAGTCAAGGGTGTTGCGAGCAAATCGGCTAATCGACTTTGTAATAATCATGTCGATTTTAGATGCCATGCAGTCCTCAATCATGCGGTTGAATTCTTCACGCTTCTTTGTATTGGTGCCCGAAATACCGTCATCCGCATAAATCCCTGCAAGCTGCCACTCAGGATTTTTTTCGATGTATTCGGTGTAATGCTCCACCTGTGTTTCGTAACTGGTTTCCTGTTCATCGCGGTCAGTGGAAACACGGCAGTAGGCTGCCACACGCAGCTTCGGTTTTTCTTCCGTAACCTGATTTCTGCTTCCGACACGTCTTCTTGCCGGAATCACGGTGATTATTTTCTCAGCCATCTTATACCTCGCTTTCGATCAGGCTGTAAATGAATGATGCCTGCTTAAATGGGTCATCGTATTTATGAGTAATCTTTCCAATGGTAAAGGCGGTTTCTGCTTTGATAGATTCCGGTTCTGATCGCTCCCTGATTCTACCCAACACCACGGCTCGGCGAGTTCGTTCTTCTGCCGCCTTGGCAAAAGTATCACTGTCAATGATAGCAGGGTAAAAATCATCGCCTATATAATGCTTGTTTTGGAGCATCCTTTTTGCTCCGCTGTGAAGTATAGTCAGCCCTGCAGCTTCAGCGGCAGGAATTAACGCAAGCCCGGACAGGTATCCACTGAACAGAAGTCGCACCTTTTCAGCCTGCTCTTCATCTATGACCGCTATACCATTTTCTATTTTGTATCCATATGGGATGTGATTTGCCATGTTCATCGTATCCTTTCTTTAAGTGTCAATCCGCATTTCATTTCAAAGGCTGCAGTTGTTCTTTCATGTATCACGACACGCTCCACAAACTGTGTAAAGCAATCGCCGTCAAATGCTGTCAGCATCTCGCCGCGGCTGCAAAAGCGGATAAGGTCTGCCAGCTTTTCAATCTTCTTCATCTCGCCGTTGACCGAGAACACCAGATGTTCTTTTTCTTCGGTCAATGCCTGTGCTTCTGCAAAGAGGTCATTTGATTCCTTCGTAAAGACTGCCGGATCAAGGTACCCCCGTGTCATGAGTGTTGTCAGCGTATTCTGTCGCTCCGCATTCTTCTCCAGCCGCTCATCCAGTTCCGTCAGTCGGCTGATTGCATCCTTCTGACTGATGCTCCGCAGGGAAGAAAGCAATGGCTGCAGGACTTCCTTATGAGCAAAAACCAGCTTGTTCATCATCGTGACAAAAGCCATCTGCAAGGCAGCTTCCTGAATGAACTTCTGGGAGCAACTGTTCTTATCCTTCAGATGTCCGGAGCAAGTCAGTGCCGGATACTGGATGTGGACAGAGTAATTAATCCTGCGTTTGTATGCCGAACCGCACTCTCCACAGAAAACCTTGCCGGACATTGGGTATCGCACCTGGTACTTTGCATCCCCTTTGACGATTCCTTTTTCCTTTGCCCGCTGTTCTACAAGTACCGCCACCGCATCGAAATCTTCGTGGCTAATGATTGCATCGTGGTGTCCTTCCATGAAAAACTGATCCATCTCACCGTAATTTCTGTGCCTGTTGAACTGTTCATCGGTGTAAGTCTTTTGAAAAATGCAGTCCCCGGTGTATTTCTCGTTGGAAAGAATCCCTCGAACGGAGGCAGGTGTCCATTTGCCACCTTTCTTAGTCGGTACACCCAGTTCCATGAGTTCGACTGCTATCGCATCCGACCCCTTGCCTGCGAGTGTTTCAGAATAAATGAATCTTACCCACTTTGCCTGCTCTTCATTAATTACCCATTCACCGTTGCCGATGTAATCGTAACCGTAAGGCGGGTATGACAGCTTAAATGTGCCATTCTCAAAACGGCGGCGAACGCTCCATTTCGAGTTCTCGGAAATGGAGACCGATTCACTCTCTGCAAGACTTGAAAGAATCGAAAGCATGAGTTCACTCTCCATTGATCCTGTATCAAGTTCTTCCTTTTCAAAGTAAATGGGAATTCCCAGACCGAGAAGTTTTCTAACCAGTTCAAGGCAATCGGTTGTATTGCGGCAGAAACGACTGATGGACTTGGTAATAACACGGTCGATACGTCCGTCTTCACAATCCGCAACCATCTGCAACAGTGCAGGACGCTTATCCTTTTTCGTCCCTGTGATGCCCTGATCGAAATACAGCCCTGCGTACTCCCAATCAGGATGACCCTTTATAAGCTTTTCGTAATGGTCTTTCTGCGTTTCCAGGCTCAAAAGTTGTTCATCTGAGTCCGTAGAAACCCTGCAGTAAGCTGCCACACGGGTTCTTTTCACGGCATTTAAATATTCTGTGCTTCCTTCGATTTTTGTTATCCGTTTCATCGTCTCACCCCCTCGTTTGGTAGGTCACATATTACCTCTGTATCCACCTAATATCAACTAATTATCCGAATATAAATCCGCAAGATATGGAGAAAAAACGCGGCGGTTTTCAACCATAATGCGGTCATGTTCAATTGAGGAAATCAGTCCTTTTTCCAGCAGTTTTCTTGTGATCTGTTCGGCTCGGATATAGTTATATTCATTCTGAAGCTGCTCGTTTGTCATCCTTTCCGCTGGAGAAAACCACAACGGTTCAGCGGATGTAATCTTTTTTATCTGCATTGTCTCTTCCTCCGTTCCGAGGGAACGTAAACGGTAAATAACCAGTGCCATTTCATTCTCGTAGTTGACGGCCGAGAATTACAACAATTAAAAAAGACCAAAAACGCTTAAAGTGGTTTTTGGTCTTTTTTAAGTTTCTTGACTATTCTTGTTTCTCTTTGCGG